GTCTTGGGCCCCGCCTCCCGGACCCCGGCACAGTGCGCTTGCACCGGCGCAACGCGCCGAGAGGCATCGAATCCTGCCGCAGCGCCCCGAATCGTGACGCGTGGGCCCGGACATGCAAGGTTCGAACCATATGCGCCGAGTCTCGAATCATGAGGCACTGCATTAGAACCATGTCGTGTATACGCTACGCATTAGTCATGTAGTGTATACGCTACGCGCTATGCTGTGTGGTGTATGGACAACGCGTCGTGAGACGTGCGTCATTGTTAAAAAAGCGTTAAGGGAGGGGTAGGGGTCGCTGTAGTGCCGATAGTGGTATATCAACGCAGCTCCCAATCTAAGAAAAAGACTCAAAAAATCGACCCCCGCGCCCTGCCCCTTGCATTCCGGTATTACCCCATCTATTCTGTCACCAATGTTACCAAATCCCATGAGAAACGATTCCCAGCCTGCTGTGCTCTTCGACAACGACAATCCAGACTCAGTACTCAATAAGCTTTCAGACTCTATGAGGGCTAAAATTTACCGTTTATCGAAGGATCAACCTGACCTATTCCAGCTCCCGGAAGCGGATCTAAAGAAGCGGTGTAGACCCACTGAGTCAATGAATCGTATAAGACTCTCCTTCTGGCTGGAGTACGATGCTTCATGTTCTTCCCGCCGGAACATGGGTATGGATCGGGTGTATGCGGGGTGTGTGACGAAGGAGTATTTCTACGGGAAGTTTATGGATACGGCGGAGTGTGTGGCTTGGATGCTTTGCCCGCCAGTGGCTTTCGAGAAATCCCTTATGGAGACGATCTCTACTGGACACGCAAGACTTAGAGAAGTGCTTGATGCGCCTTTGATGGATGGGAAGGGGCAGGTAAATATTAAATTGGCGGAGCTTATGCTCAAGATTGTTATAGCGTCGGAGAACAGGCTCATGGGTACGGTAGTGAGCAGACAACAGCATCTTCACAATATCCAACCTCCCCAGATCGGTGAGACGGCGGTATCGGTAAGTAACCACGACATGGCTATGGGTGTGGACGACATCGATGAGAGATTGAAGAAGATTGCATGGCTGAAGACTCAAGTGGAGAAGCAGGGTAAGGAGGTTGAGTCTGGAGACATCATCGACGCCTCAACAACCTAAACCCTCGGACCTCGAGACACTACTTCAGGCGGAGAAGGAACTGCTTGCACACAAGCAGCGGCTCAGGGAGGAACTCCCCCACTTGTACGGCTACCCTTGGTATAAGTGGGCGCACGAGTACTTTGAGAGTCGCAACCGGATGAACTTCCTCTTGGCGGGCAACCAGCTATCCAAATCCAGCACCCAGATTCGTAAGGCTATACACTGGGCCACTGAGCCCCGGCTCTGGAGTGAGCTGTGGCTAAAAACTCCGCGCCAGTTTTGGTACCTATACCCAGACAAGACGACTCTTACTATTGAGTTTGAGACGAAGTGGGAGTCGGACTTCCTGCCTCGGGGCTCGATGAAGACGCACTCTAAGTATGGGTGGGACGTAGAGTACAAGGACAAGGCTCCATTCTGTCTGACGTTCAACTCTGGGATGCGTGTATTTTTCCGTACTTTTTCGCAGAAAGTAAGCAACATTCAGGGTGGGACGGTTGACGCGGTATTCGTGGACGAGGAGCTACCTGAAGAGTTCCTTAACGAGCTATTAATGCGTATGTCGGCAACAAGTGGATACTTCCACATGTGCTTCACGGCAACGCTTGGGCAGGACATTTGGAAGAAGACGATGGAGCCCGATTCAGGAAGCGACGAGAAGTATCCTGGGGCATTCAAGAGACAGGTATCACTATTCGATTGTATGCACTACATGGACGGTAGTCCTTCGCCATGGACCATGGAACGCATCAACTCACAAATATCACTCTGTTCTACTGAGGCAGAGGTCCAGAAGCGTATCTATGGGAAGTTCATCATAGTTGGAGGAAGAACGTATGAAGCATTCCAAAGGAAAACAAACGTCAAAGAACTTCCAGCCGATCTTAAAGTTATCTTGCGAGAATGGCATATTTACGGAGGGGCGGATTCGGGTTCTGGAGGCGACGACAATCATCCAGCCGGAATCGTGTTCGTCGCGGTCAGACCGGATTATCGTAAAGGTGTTGTGTTCCGTGCATGGCGTGGGGATGGCGTCGTTACCACTTCCTCCGATGTCGTCCAGAAATTCTTGGAACTGCAAGGTACCCTCAAAATGCACCGAAGAGTGTATGACCAGTCTGACAAAGATTTTGATACGATTGCTACCGGCCTTGGCGAGCCGTTTGAGAAATCGGAGAAAAACCACGAAATCGGAGAAAAGCTCTTAAACGATCTATTCAAGCATGACATTCTTTCACTTATGGAGGGGGACTCGGAGATAGAGAAGCTTGCTTCCGAACTTTCCACTCTTAAGAAGTCCACCCCTAAGCGCCACGCTAAAGATGATCTTGCAGATCCCTTAAGATATACCTGCCTAAGTATTCCCTGGGATCTTTCTGTTATTACAGGAGAACTATCGGCAGAGGAGCAGGAGACTATCAAACGAAAAGCGTCGGAGACTCTATCTGAAGAGGATTTAAGAAGGCAGGGTACTGGTAGGATGAGTGTAGATGAGGAGCAGGAACTGCTACTTAGAGCTGAGTTCGATGAGTGGAACCACTTACTTGAGGGCGGGTACTAATGGACGTTATAAAACCTGGGCAAAATATTTCCCTTTTAAAGTCCGAAGATGTCATTAAGATTATAAGAGAATGCAGCACTACTGGGGTAAGTGAGATTACATACGGGGAGCTGCATGTGAAATTTGGGGCTACAGTGGTGAAGACGCAACTTTTCCATACTGTGGGCTCAGAGGAAAGCCCTCTACCTACTCCCGAAGACGAAACTTCGGCTGCGGCCAAGCAAATTGAAGCTGAAAGTATCGAGATCGACGAGATAGAGACGAGAAGTCAGCAGATAGCAGAGCTGATACTCTCTGACCCGTTTGAGTTTGAGAAACAAATAGCTTCGGGAGAACTAGAAGATGCATGAGAGCTTTAAGGCTAAGAAATACGACATCGATAGCCTGAACGAACTCTACAAAGAGTCAGACCAAGCTGACCAAGAGATATTTTCGGAAATGCGCTCAAACGTGCTTATTGTCTCTGGAGACCACTACGCACGTAAAAATTCTAAGCTATGGTCCCGGCTCCGCGATTCAAAAGCTATCTCAGATGAACAGAAAATCCGCCTAACTAAAAACCATACTCAAAAAATTACTAAAACTTACGCTAACAACATCACTTCTTACGCTCCAGACACTACAATTCTTCCAAAAAATGAGTCAGAGCTTCAAGATCAGAAGGCTGCCGAGCTTCACAAGGCCGTATGGGAAGACGCTAAACAAAAACTAGAGTACACAGACCGAGTAAGTACATGGGCAGACGACTACATAGCTATTGGTGAGGTACACACTAAGATATTTTTTGACCCAATGGCGGGTCCCATCAAACACTATAAAGCAAAAGTTGACCCAAAAACGGGCGAAGACATGGTTGGAGAAGACGGACAGCTTTTACCAGGCGAGCCTGTCTTCCAAGGTGCGATCATTTGCGAGGACATCTATGGATTTAATCTTCTCCGACCTAAAAATTGTAAAAATTTAAAGAAAGCGCCATGGCTTGGTATCCGCAAGATGGTGGACGTTAAGGAAGTTGCTGGTTGGGTTAAGGGTGATGAAGAGAAGTTAAAGTTTGTTAAGCCCGATGAAGATAAGACCTATATTGTTTTTGATGCAACTAACGGTGGATACGGTAATTCTGAAGAGCAGATTCTAATTAAAGAGTTTTACTTTAAACCATGCGGGCAATACCCAGAAGGTTACTACTTTATTTTCACTGAGCACGGTATTTTATTCGAAGGTCCACTTCCTTTTGGAGTATTTCCTATAGTTTCTGAGACCTTTGAGAAAATTCAAACTACTCCTCGTGGTAGATCTATCGTAAAAACGCTACGTCCGTATCAAATTGAAATCAACCGTGCTAGTTCAAAGCTCGCCGAACATCAAATCACCCTCGGGGATGATAAAATCCTCATTCAAAAGGGAACACAGCTCTCCCAAGGTGGCGTTCTGCCGGGTGTCCGTGGTGTTCAGTATTCTGGTAAGGAGCCGACCATACTCCAAGGTAGAGATGGGTCGCAATACCTAAATTATCTGAACTCTCAGATAACGGAAATGTACACAGTAGCGATGGTAGAGGAAGATACTGCCGAAAAACAAAGTGGACAAATGGATCCATACGCTATGTTGTTCAGATCCGCTTCACAAAAGAAGAGATTTTCTCGATACACTCTTAGATTTGAGAACTTTCAGAAAAATGTAACTAAAACATACCTTACTTTAGCAAAAGGTTATTACGACGAAGATATGTTGGTGCCTGCTGTGGGAAAAAGAGAGTATATCAACATCGCTGAGTTTAAAAACTCTGATGACATCTCTTATCAGATCAAAGTTGAGGCACAGAGTGAAGACATTGAAATGAAATTCGGTAAAATGCTCACTATTAACCACGCCCTTCAGTATGTGGGCTCAAAAATGGACAAAGAAGACATTGGGAAGATGATGAGAGCCCTTCCATACGCCAATCAAGAAGAATCTTTTGGTGATTTTACCTTAGACTACGATACGGCCACAAACATGATCCTATCGCTAGATCGTGGGCAAGTACCACCCGTTATTAAACAAGGTAATAAAGAATATTTTGTAAAACGTCTGAACAAACGTATGCAGGAAGCTGACTTCATGATGCTTAGCCTTCAAGTTCAGATGAACTATCAACAAACACTACAAACTTATGAAAATTTGATCGCAGAGGACTTAGCAGCCATTCGTGCTGCTCAAGCAGGCTTCATACCCACCGATGGGTATATGGTCACGGTAGATCTGTATGTCCAAAATGATCCAAACAACCCCATGAAGACGCAACGGGCGCGAATCCCTTACTCGTCTCTCGTGTGGTTGATTAAAGCGATTGAGAAACAAGGACTCTCTCAAGCTGCTTTACAAGGTTTGGATACGAACGCCCAAGCCGGAATCGCTAGTCATGTAT